AAGACTTACGACGCAGACGCGAGTGCTGGCGCAGGATCGGTTATCAATTTGTCAGAGGATAGTGACGCTGGCTTAAAGCCCTATTTGTTACAGCCTAGCGGCCAGAACATCGACTCGATACGCGAATCAATTAAGGATAAGGTCGAAGCTATAAACAAGATGGCGCACATGGGCGCGGTACGCGGCACTGAATCGCTGACGCAATCAGGCGTAGCAATGCAGACCGAGTTTCAAATGCTAAATGCCAAGCTGTCAGAAAAAGCTGATTTGCTCGAACTGGCTGAAGAGCATATATGGGGATATTTCTGCAACTGGCTAGGAGTTACGCCAGAGGTTGAGGTTTTCTATCCTGATGCCTTCGATCTGCGAGACTACGAGAAAGAACTGTTATTTTTGCAGCAGGTAAGAGCCAGCGGTGTAAGGTCGCTGACGATGATGCAGGAAGTCGATAAGCAAATTGCTGATCTAGTCCTAGACGACGAGAAGCTAGCACAGGCGCATAAAGAGATAATCGAAAGCACAAGAGCAGTTGGGGACTTCTCAGAGCGTACTCAGATCTACAAATACCACATCGATAGCGGGGCGGTTAGCCTGAACGAAGTGCGAGAAAAGATCGGGCTAGACGAGGTTCCCGGCGGTGACACACTCATAGAGCCATCGAACAATGGCGGCGAGTGATGATTACGCCGATTTCCTAGAGCGGCTAACTGACGGACACCAGCGGCGACTGGCTGACGTATTGCAGACGCTAGAGAATAACATTGCGTCATTTATCAACACCGCACCAGATAGGGCTGGCAAGCTGTTTGATCTTGAATGGTCGATACAGGCTAGGCAGGAAATCCGAAGACAGATTGATTCGAGCTTCTTAGGTGAGGCGCAATCCATCATCGACGGATACATGGACGTTGCAAACGAGCAGTTTGAGATGCTGTCCCAATATGGGACTTTCACCCGTGTAGCACCTGAAACCATTCAAGCCTTGCAGCAGTTGAGCTTTCAAGGCTTTCAGGCGATTGCTGATCAACAGCTGGACACGCTGGCAACCGGGATCTACCAATCAACCTTAACTGGTCGCAGCAAAGACGAGCTGATAAAAGAGCTGCGCGGCCAAATCAACGGCGTATATCAGCAATCAGATGACGAGCAAGCGCGGCAGCTAGTCGAGATAGCGCAGACAGCAACAGGCAAGCGGCAGAAAGACGCAATCGATAAGCTGCATAGCATCTACGCACGCGACAGGCTAGGCAATAACATGCGTCGTTATGCGACCCAAATGGCTAATGACAGCCTAGCGCAATATAGCGCGTCTCTTACTAGGTCCACAGCGAACGAAGCAGGCATAACAAACTTCCAATATTACGGCGATGTAATCGCTGACAGCCGCGAATTTTGCATAAACAACGTCGGCAAGGTGTTTACTGAGGAAGAGATTCAGCGCAAATGGGAGGGATCATGGGCGGGTAAAGCCCCCGGTGACCCGTTCATCGTCCGAGGCGGCTATAACTGCCGCCACCACTGGCTACCCATTGTGGAACCTGAAGAGCCAGAGGTAGAGGAAGAAGAGCCACGCGAGCGGAAGGCATTCCCAAAGGCTGATACTGGCTTGCCTAAGCAGTGGAATGACCTAGCAAATTCTGACGGAGGCATCAGGCCAGAAGCGGTGACAATGATCAACGCTTACGACAAGCCCGAGATCGTGTCGAGCAGAGGTAAGCAAGGCGCTTTCTATCAGTCAAACTTAAAGAAGATTACAACTTACAAGCGAAATAAAAGCGTGATGTTGCACGAGTACGGGCATCACATAGATTTCACGGCCACGGGGTCTATTAGTCAGACCATATCAGAGTCGTTTTTCCCTGATGCGGCTAAGTCAGACGCTAAAAAGCTAGGCGTCTTCCAGCTTTTTGACGAAAAAACTAGCCCATACATGAAAATGAAAGCGCGAGATGCTGCGGTAGTTAATAGAGTTAAGCAGTTGAAAGAAGAGCTTTTGGAGCAGGTCGACTATATACCCAAAACAGGCAAGTACAAGGGAATGGTTCGCGGCACTACAACCCAGCCACGATTTCCCGGCGCAGATCTAATTTCAGACATCATTGACAGCATGAGTCAAGGCGCTATGTACGATGAGGCGAGAGGGTTCGGGCATGGTGGAGCGTATTACATGGGACGCAACGCTATACAAATGCAACAGACCGAAAATTTCGCAAACTTGTTTTCGTTGTGGGCGCAAGACAATGAGGGGTGGGAGAAGGCGCAAGAGCTATTCCCAGAGCTAACCGAAGAATTCCTTAGCATAGTAGGAGAGTTTGGGTAATGGACGAAGCTATAGAAGAGCATGTGGAGGTTTTTGGCGTTGAGCCTTACGTTATCGGGCTGTTTTGGTCTGATCAGGTAGCGTTGCTTGATAGGATTTATGAAGCAATCGAAGATGAACAGCCCTACGACGAGCGATTATTATTGACGCCAGAAGAGCTAGAAGCGTATAACAAAGGGGAACTGAGGTTTTAATATGTCAAAACAATTAGACAGAGCAAGAAATCTATGCGCCCGAAGGCCAATACCTATTGCCATCAGGCAGTTAATCGAGCCACTAGAGGCGGCTGCACCTGAAAGCGAAAGCGCAGACTTTGCAGAATTACACGCTGTGATTGATGAATTACTGCCCCTTGAGAAACCCAAACCAAAAAGGAAAAAGAAAGATGCCGAACCATTACGGACACAAGAAGAACGGCAAGAAGAAGAAGAAAAAGCCGATGAAGCGATAGATGTGGATAACCCGTAAAAATATGGGGTAAACTCCGCAAGTTACTCATTCAGAGGATAATCGTTACATGAGCGAAGAAGTCATGGAAAGTGTCGAGACTGAGACGACCGAAACCACTCAGGTTGAAAAGACGTTTACGCAAGACGAGCTAGATCGCATTGTTGCTGACCGCATTGCGCGGGAACGCAAGAAAGCAGAAAAAAAGCTCGAAGGGATAGACCTCGAAGAAGCGCGAAAGATCATGCAAGAGCGTGAGCAAGCCGAAATCGAACGGCAAAAAGAGCGCGGCGAGTTTGAGAATATCCTAAAGCAGACCGTCGAAAAGAAAGATCAAGAGATCACGGCGTATAAGCAGAAGTTACACGAAACACTGGTTGATGGATCATTGTTAAACGCGGCTAGCAAGCACGACGCTGTTTCGCCTGATCAGGTATCGCAGTTACTTAAAGGCAGAGTACGACTCGCAGATGATGGCGGGGTTGAGGTACTCGATGACCAAGGGACGCCGCGATATAACAACGAAGGAAATTTGCTCTCAGTGGATGAGCTAGTTTCTGACTTTTTAACAGCTAACCCGCACTTTGTCCGCGCCTCTGGTGGCGGTACGGGGAGTACGGGAAACGCTGGCGGCTTGACTCCGAAGCCTGTATCGGTGGCTGATATGGTCGACAACTGGAACAGCGGTGGCCGCGAAGCCTACGCTGCAATGAAAAAGGCCAAATAAAACCTCAACAAGTTTTGGAGACTTAACAAATGGCTGCTACAACTAGCACAACTTTAGACGATTTATTCGTCAACATTATCGCTCAAGCCCGTTTCACGGCTGAAGAGCAATCCCTTTTGATGGGCCTCGTGACCCGTTACGATATCGGCGCTGACGCTGGCAAAACGATTCAGGTTCCCAAGTACCCTGCAATCGCTGCTGCTGACCTTACCGAAGGTACTGATATGTCTAGCACGACTGTTAGCACCAGCTCCGTAACGATCACCGTTCAAGAAGTAGGCGCACAGGTCGTTCTGACTGACGTAGCCGCAATGGGTGCTGGCAACCCTGCTGAAGAATTGGGAACGGTTCTCGGTAACGCAATCGCTACTAAGATGGACCAAGACCTGATTGCTTTGTTTGACGGCTTCTCAAGCGGATTGGGTTCAGCTGGCACAGAAATCACTGTAGCTGATCTTTTTAAGGCTGCTGCGACTCTACGCACTGCGAAGGTAACTGGGCCTTTGGCCGCTGTAGTTCACCCTTATCAAGCGTATCAGCTCAAGGCTAACTTGACCAACACCTTCGCTAACCCAAATGGTGGAGACGCGCAAAACACTGCAATGGTTAACGGCTATGTCGGCACGATTGCAGGAATCGATATCTACGAGTCAGCTAACATCACTATCGATGGCAACGACGACGCGAAAGGCGCGGTATTCGCACCTGAAGCTCTTGCTATCGCTATGAAGCGTGACTTCCAGATTGAGCCACAGCGCGATGCATCCCTCCGAGCTTTCGAGCTTAACGCTACTGCCGTTTATGGCGTAGGTGAGCTTGATGACAGCTACGGCGTTGAGATGTTCTTCGACGCAGCACTTTAATCTGCATCCTGAAACGGCCCTGCTACGGCGGGGCTTGTTTCTGGCGGGAGTATCTATGGCAATCACCTACCGAGGCGAACGGTTCGAGGGCTACAACAAGCCCAAGCGCACACCCAAGCACCCAGATAAAAGTCACGCAGTATTGGCTAAAGAAGGCGACAAAGTGCGTCTTATCAGATTTGGGCAGCAGGGCGCAGACAACAAGCCGCCAAGGAAAGGAGAAAGCGAAGCAGATAAAGCCAAGCGCAGAGCGTTTAAGGCTAGATTCGCAAAGCAGATTGCCGCAGGACGCAAAGATAAAACCGCATCAGCGGCTTATTGGGCAGACAAGGTGAAGTGGTAATGGCATTCTCACAAGATTCAGACCTTACAGCTTTGATCCCCGATATATTAACGTTTGGGATAACGTCATTTTCTGACGAACACGCGCGAGCAGAAGCAGACCTGATTCGCACGATCCGCAATGAGTGGTGGCACAAGAAAGGCATCAAGGGCGAAATGGTATCGTCCTATCTAACCGAGTCACAGTGGACGCGATGCAATGCCTATTTGGTTCTGTGGAAGTACGCACTGCCACAGCTTACGAACTGGGTTGATGGCGACAGGTTTAAGGAAATGCTTGATTTTTACAAAGTCAGGTATGAAGAAGAAATCAGCGACATTTTCAAAGATGGCGTTGAATACGATGACGATAACAGCGGTAGCATTGACGACGACGAAAAGACTATCGTTAGTTTCGGTCGATTGGTGCGCTAATGGCTCGCGGACTTGGTATAGAAGTAACGACCAAGCCAAAAGACGTTACAAAGGTCGCCAGTAAAGCGCAGAAAGAATTAAAAAAAGATATACCTCGCGCAGTATTGCGAACTGGCTTACTAGGCCAGCAAATCATAAAAAAGCGCACAGCAGTAGGCGTAGGTTTTGGCGGTTCGTTTAAAGGATATTCGCCACAATATATGGCAGTGTTATCCGCAGAGGGTAAGCCGACATCACCAGTAGATCTATTCAACACTGGTCAAATGCTTAGATCTATGCAGGTCAGGCGCAGAGATAGCAGCACTGCTGAAATATACTTTGACAACAAGAATGCGGCAGAAAAGGCTGCAATGAATAACAAAACGCGCCCCTTCTTTGGCTTCAATCGGAAAGAAGAGGAAAGGCTAGGTAACTACTTTAGGAAGCAACTGTGAGCGTAAGAGAGGACATAGCCTCAAACCTAGTAACTACGCTACAAGCGGTGACAACGCCAGTCACGGTCAAGTACGTTACACGTGAGCCGTTCGACTTTGACAAACTCAGCAACGCACAATTTCCTGCTATTTTGGTCAGGACTCAGAACGAAGATCGGCAAGATTCAAGCATCAAAGGCTCGCTCACGCAAAGATTCGCAACAGTCGATTATCAGCTGGTTTGCTATGTAAAAGCATCAGCTATTGATACAGCACGAAATAACATCATCGAGGCGATAGAAGAAAAGCTCGATGTAGACAGGACGCGAGGCGGTAACGCCATAGATACGCAGATCGTAAGCATTGAAACAGACGATGGTTCTATTGATCCAGTCGGCGGTGTTATTATAACGGTACGGATTGAATACCAATTCACCCGAGGCACAACATAAAGGGATTAAAAAATGGCAACCACTAAAGGTTCATCAGGTGTAATCAAAGTGCAGGTAAAGGATACTACTGTCGCCGTACTGGGCGAGGTTCGATCCTACACCTTAACGCAAACAGCAGATACAATTGAAGATACTACTATGGGCGACACTGATCGCACTTATCTTTCTTCGTTAAAATCAAGCACTTTGTCTTGCGAAGTCTATTGGGACGATGCTGACGCACAGCAGCTAATCATGGATGCTGGCGCTTCTATTGATTTCGAGATTTACCCTACAGGCACAGGCACAGGCGAAAAATACTACACAGGCGAGGGCATCGTTACCAGTAACGAAATCACAGCTTCGTTTGATGGCATGGTAGAAGCCTCGTTTGAGGTGCAAGTCACTGGTGCAGTAACCGAAGAAACAGCGTAGGGGTAGCACATGGGCCTAGCTAAAGAGCTACGCAACAGACGCACAGTAACCCCTCGCACGATAAGCGTACCAGCATGGGCTGATGAAGATGGGCAGCCCTTTGTTATGTACTGCTTTCCGATAACGTGCTACGACATCAACGAACTGCAAAAGAAGCACCCAAAATTTCTTGAAAATACGACCATAGCGGCAATGGTTGATTTGATCGTCATGAAAGCAGCGAGCGAGGATGGCGAAAAGCTGTTTAAAGCTGCTGAAGATCGTATCGATCTAATGGGCGAGGAAACGGCAGTCATCTCTGGCATTGCCGAGCAGATGTTCGCCGAGATCCAATCTGCGGAGGATGCCGAAAAAAACTGATGTCCGATCCGTTAAGGATGAATTTAATCTCCTTGGCTGATCGGTTACATATGAGCATCGCAGAAGCCGAGCAGATGTCGCTCACCGAAGTAAACGAGTGGATGGCATATTTCAAGATTCTAAAGGATAGAGATGGCTAACCAAGACGTAAGAATAAGCATAAAAGCGGTCGATAAGACCAAGGCAGGCTTTTCTGGCGTTGCAAGTGGCCTGAAAAAGTTATCTGGCGCAGTCTTTAACATGAAAACGGCCATAGTAGGGGCCGTTGGTTCGGCTGGTATAGGCTTGCTTATATCACGCTCCTTAGCAGCCACAGATGCATTGGCGAAAACTGCTACTCGTATCGGCACAACCACAGAAGCGTTAAGTCGCTTACACTTCGCTGCCGAACTTAGCGGAGTCTCAACTGATACCTTGAACATGGCTATGCAGCGGTTTACTCGTAGAACTGCTGAAGCTGCACGTGGGACAGGTGAAGCCAGAGACGCCATTCGAGAGCTTGGCTTAAGCGCGAACGACCTTCTTCGTTTAGACCTTGACGAACAAATGATAAAGCTAGCCGATGCGTTTTCTGGCGTCGAAGCGGATGCAGATAAGGTTCGACTTGCCATGAAGCTATTTGATAGCGAAGGTGTGGCGCTGGTTCAGACTCTTAGCGCAGGATCTGCTGGGTTGCGTGAAATGTTCAGCGAAGCAGAGCTTTTAGGCGCAGTTATGTCGACTGACGCGGCTAAGGGTGTAGAAGACGCGAGAGATGAGCTGACACGCCTCAGCACAGTATTTTCTGGCATCACCGCTCAAGTTACTGCTGCCCTCGCTCCAGCGATTGGTGGATTCACCGAAAAGCTCACCGAAATGATAAAGGAAGTGGCAGCTTCCCAAGGCGGGTTCAGAGAATTCGCTAGAACTCTTGCAAAAAATGTTCTGGGCACGTTGCTAAGTCTTATTCGCGGCGCGGGTGAAATGGCGAATGGTTTCATCACTGCGCTCAATCGAATAAATCAAGCTCGCATTGAATTTATGCGTATGTTCGGGCTAGGCATCGTTGGGGAAATGGATGCGATTGAGGAGGCTATAGCTAATGTAGAAAAAGCTACAGGTCAAATGGCTCGCAATCGTTCAGGTAGGTTAAAAGAATTGCAAGCGGAGCTTGCTGCCTTGCAGCAGAAAGCAGCGGAAGCTGGCCTCGCCTTAGATGGCAGTCTGATCGACTTAATTAATGTTGACGAGTTTGGCAGCGGAATACAGCAAGTGTTAAAGGACGCGATTGCTACGCTAGAACTGCCTGTCGAATTAACCCCTGATGATGACGATGATATAGCTGCACCCATATCAAAATTGCAGCTAGCTTATGAAGGCGCTACAGAGGCAATTAAAAATTTCAACAAAGCCAATGATGATGTAAGAACTAAAATGAAAGAGATAACGACCAATACGCTAGGTCAATTCTCTGACGCTCTGACAAAGGCTGTAATGGGTACGGGTAGCCTTAAAGACGCATTTAAAAACATGATCAAAAACATGATCGCGCAGTTAATTCAGTTCTACATAATAGATCGATTGACTGGCGGTATTGCAAGCGCCTTGTTCGGCGTCAAAAAATTAGCAAGCGGCGGCGGCAGCGGTGGCGGGGTTTCAGCACCCGGTAAAGCCATCGGCGGCCCTGTACAGGCTGGTCAGAGCTATATGGTTGGTGAGCGCGGTCCTGAAATGTTCGTGCCTAATCAGTCTGGTTCGATTGTTCCGAATGACAAGATGGGCGGCAACGGGATTACGGTCGTAAATAACGTTGATGCACGTGGATCTGGGCCAGATGTCGACATTAAAATCCAGCAAGCAATGCAGCAGACATCGCAAGCAACTATCGCATCGATTCAAGATCTTATGCGCCGGAGACGCTTTGTATGACCACCTACAACTTCGCAACCGAGGTTGGCGTAACCCCGACCACGCAGACTTGGGAGCTTGTTACTAACACCAGAATGTTTCAGTCACCTTTGACCAACGCCATTCAAACGCAAACAAGAAAAGGATCGTACTGGAAAACTACAGCTACCTTCAACAATCTAACGGGCGCAGACAGGGCCAATATGCAAGCCTTTCTAGCCAAGTTAGATGGTCAAGTCCATAGAATTTATTTCACTGATTATGGATACAACCGATCAGGCAATGCCCCTGATAGTGATTCTGTAACTGATCTAAAGGTCAAAGGAGCGGATCAAACAGGCGCTAGCGTGATTGCTGACGGCGCAGAACTCAATACAAGTGACTACTTTAAGGCTGGTGATTACGTAGCTTTTAACAACGAATTCCACATTGTCACGGCTGATTGCTCTACTGACGGGTTAGGCGAGATAACAATTCCCATAGCCCCTCCGCTTAGGAAGTCACCTGATGACAATGATCCAATTAACTTCGTAACTCCTTTAGCGGTTATGATTGTTACCTCTACGGCTGCTTGGGACACGAGGCCCGGTAGAGTATCTAACTTTAAGATCGAAGCCATCGAGGATGTTTTGGCATGACTCGGGGCTTTTCCTCAGATGTAAATACAGCTTTACAGGCCCAGAATGTCAACTTGGTTATGTTCGCTAAGTTAGAGTTTCCGTCTGGGACGCTCTACGTTCATAACGGGCTAGGTACTTATAACTGGGATTCTCAAGACTGGTTAGGTGTCGGTGACTTAGGTTCTATCTCAAAGGTAGAAGAGGGCGTCGACGTTAGCCCTTATGCGATTACTTTAACGCTATCAGGGCTAGATTCAACGATCTCAGGCGCGGCGCTGACTGAAGATTACTTCATGCGTCCTGTTACGGTTTATCTCGGAGTTTTAGACTCTGATGATGTTCTGATCGATACGCCTGCCCAGATCTGGGAAGGGCTGATGGATCAGATGAATCTCACCGTGGGGGCAGATGGTGGGGATGCTATCCAGCTTATTGCTGAGTCTGAGTTATCACGATTTGATAAGTCCAAAAACCTTATGTACACCAATGCTAATCAACAGCAAAGGTATGCAGGCGATTTGTTCTTTAGTCACATCCACAAGGTAGAAGGCGCTAAGATCAAGTGGGGTGCATCAGCAGGTGGACAAGGCCCAGTAGATAACCCACAGACTCCAGGCGACATCAAAGAATACCGTGAATTCAACTCTTAATGTCTTACAAGCCCTGAATAAGTGGGAAAGAAAAGACTTTGATTACGGTGCAGTAGATTGCTGTCAGTTCGCAGGTTTCATCGTCAAAGAGCTAACAGGCAAAGACTATCTAGCCGATTTCCACTATACTTCTGAAGCAGACGCTGAATCTATTATTGAAGGATTCGGTGATCTGGAAGACACTGCTGCGAGCGTTCTAGGGACGCCTACAGAGGATATCCAATCTTTAAAGGATGGTAGCCCTGTCATTGTAAAAACGCCTCATGGCCAAGTTATGGGCGTCAAATTGGGCAATACAGCAGTATGTCTAGTCCACAAGGGAATGATCCGAATTCCTAAAGAATATATTGCATCAGGGTGGGATTTATGGCCCCAGTAATAGCAGTTTTAGCACAGATAGGGTACACAGCAGCCGCATTAGTTGGCGCAACTCTCGGCACTGGGATGGCCGCTGTCTATACGGCGGCAGCTATAGGGGCTTCAGTCGTCGTTGCTGGGACACTGGCAGCTAAAAGGGTGATGAGTTTATTTGAGGTAGAAATGCCGAAGATAGACACTGATAGATCACGCCAAGCTACCGTCAAGTCTACAACCGAACCATACAAGATAATCTATGGTCAAACCTTAGTATCTGGGCCTGTCGCCTTTGTAGGTACGGCAGGAGATGATAACAAAGACCTCTATTATGCCGTTGCCTTAGCAGGCCATGAAGTCAATGACATCACGGATATGCATTTTGATGACGTTGTTATTCCAGATGCAGAGATTGGTGGTGGTTCTAGCTCAGGCGGTAATGTAACAGGATCAGGGATATTTGGGCCTAAGAACTCAAAAACGATCGTCAAAATCAACAAGTATCTAGGAACGTCTACACAGACTGCCGATAGCGATCTTGTCGCAGCCTTTACTGGCTGGACATCTGCACACCAAGGTAAAGGTATCGCCTACGTCGTTACTAAATGGACGTTAGACGAAGATTCTCAAGAGACTTGGGATAAATATACACCGCAGAACATCAAAGCTCTGGTGCAGGGTAAGAAGCTCTATGATCCACGGTTAGAGTATGCGGCTGTATCGACTTACGGACAGGACATAAGCAACGCAAGCTATATAGCCTACGGTGATAATCCAGCCCTTTGTTTGGTTGATTACCTGATTAACTCAGACTATGGCATGGGTATCGCTGCGTCTAAGATTGATTGGGATGCAGTAGTCACAGCCGCTGATGGTTGTGATGTTTCGGTTGCTATTCCTGATAGCGCTACAGAAAAAAGGTTCACCTGTAACGGTGTCCTGTTCGGTACTGATTCACACAGAACCAACATCAACAAGATCCTAAGCTCAATGAACGGCAATCTTTCCTACGTGAACGGAAAGTATGTCATGCGAGCTGGTATCTACGAAGCACCAGCAATTAGCCTGAACGAAGACGATCTGATTTCTGGGCTTTCAATCAAGACTTCATTGGAACGTGGTGATCGGTTCAACACGATCAAAGGCGTGTTTATTGATCCAGAACAGAACTATAAGTCCACAGAATTTCCAGAGGTACAGCTTGCCGATGCTTTAAGCAGGGACAATAACGAGGTTTTAGACAAAGAAATTGCGCTAAACATGACGAACTCGTCATATATGGCACAAAGGATTTCTAACAAGCTGATCCAATTATCTGATCAGCAAAAAGTCGTTGTTTTCCCTGCAAATTTATCTGCAATGCGTATTGCTGTCGGTGATCGTGTCCAAGTCTCGATTGATGAACTAAACTGGGATAACAAGGTATTTCAGTGCTTAGGGTGGGCGTTCAGCGAAGAAGGCGGTATAAATCTTACACTGCGCGAAGACTCTTCTACCTCCTACGCAGATCCTGCTGCTAATACGTATTCCACAATTTCTGCTACTGGCGACATTGACCCGGGCTTTCGTGGTGTCCCCGGCCCATCTGGTCTAAGCGCTACCGCTGGTTTAAAGAACGTTGAGCTTGATTGGGTTAACCCGCCGAACAATAAAGACTTCGAGTCTATCTTCGTTTACGCGAGCGCCACATCGAGCTTTTCAGCAGCGGTAAAGATTGGCGAAACGGATGGAACTCAGTTCGTTCATGACTTCGCTAACGGACAGGATGCAGTAAGCCCCGGCGATACCCGTTATTACTGGGTACGAGCCATTAGATATGTCGGTACTTCCTCGGAAGCTCGATCTGTCTTAGAGCCTAACGCTGATCCCAATACCACAGTTTTCGCTACAGTCGGACGGGTAGAATGGGCTGATGTCTCGGGTTCAACGAATGCGCCAGAGGATAACGCTACCGTTGGTGCTACTGTCGGTACTGATTTGTATGACACCGATGGAACTACTGTTCTAGGTCAGTCTGATGTCAAGAACTCTATCCTTGCTCAAGAGATTCTGACTGTAGAAGTAGAAGCAGGGGATGTCTTAGATTTAGAGACGGGCGCTGATGTAGACATCCAAAACTTAGGCGATGTTGCGATCTACGTTAGTGATCAGAATGCAATCTTAAATTCATCAATTACGTCTGTTTCAAACAGTCTATCTAGTCTTCAGGATGTCGTAGTCGATCTAACGTCTGGCGTTAGTGAGATCTTTATTCAGGATAGCGAACCAGTCGCTGGTGTTGGTGGCATTCCTGATCCCATACCTGATTTTTCAAGATGGTATGACTCGGATGATAACAATCATCCTTATTATTGGGATGGTAGTGATTGGGAATCTCTGAAAGATGGCGAGACTGTCCAGAACGCAGCGGATATCGCTAGCCTTGAATTATCTTTAGTCACAACTGACGGAAATGTGGCTACAAATACTTCTGCGATATCTGTCTTAGATACAACGATTATAAACCAAGGCAATTCCATCACAAGCATATCAAGTGATGTCACAGCTCTTGAGACGACGGTAAACGATGCATCGACTGGGGTGGCGGCTAATGCAACAGGCTTGTCAAATTTAACCACTAGAGTAACTACGGCCGAAGGGACAATTACTGCACAGTCTTCAGATATTACTGATCTTCAGGTTGATTTAACTGCTGCTGAAGGCAATATCACTACAAATGCTGGCGCAATCTCAGGACTAGATACCAGAGTCACTACAGCTGAAGGCAACATTACTTCTCAAGCATCAGACATATCAGCACTAGAGACTACGGTTAATGATGCCTCTACAGGTGTGGCTGCTACGGCTTCAGGACTTAGTGCACTAACTACCCGAGTCGATACGACTGAATCAGATATCGATACCAATTCATCAGCAATCATTACGCTGGATGCGTCGTTTACTCAAGATCTTGAATTCAGGACTAAGGTTAAAGATGAGACAGGCGGTCAATTAGAAACAGAGGATGATTCTGATGTTGATCTGAATGAGTTGACTGATTATGTATCTGGTCAATCAGCAGCTACCCAAGCGTTGGACGTTAGAACGACTGCTAGTGAAGATTCTATCACTACACAGGCAAGCCAGATCACGGCTTTGGAATCTACGGTTAATGATCCATCTACTGGAGTTAGTGCGAGTGCTACAGGTCTAAGTAGTTTAACTACAAGAGTCGAAACGACAGAAGGATCGATCAGCTCTCAAGCAGAATCCATCACCATACTACAGTCAGATGTTGGCGATAACTCTGCCCTTATTTCAACTCAAGCAGAATCTATCGATGGCGTTGAAGCTAACTATACGGTCAAGATTGATAACAATAACCGAATTTCTGGATTTGGGTTATTAAGTACCACCGCAGGCGCAGAACCGTTTAGTGAATTTGCGGTTGTAGCTGATCAATTCACAATCGTTGATCCAGCATCGACTGCGTTAGATCCTATCCAGCCGTTCACGGTAACAGCTCAGAAGATCTTTCTTGGAACTGATGTTCAGGTAGACGGTGATCTACTAACCACGGGGACGACGATATCTGACGTTGCGCTTCAGGTAGGTTCTGGTTCTAGTTTCTTCAAAGTAAGCTCTACAGGCATTCAGTTAGGCGATGAGACGTTTGGTTCAGCGCCGTTTAGAGTCACCGCAGCAGGGGCTTTAACTGCGACTAATGCGACGATAACTGGTGATATAACTGCAACATCTGGAACGTTCACAGGATCAGTGAATGTCGATACAGGTGGAAAAATATACGGTGGCACGATGTCATCGTTTAACACTGGCGCTGGATTTTTCCTCGGATATGACACCGACGCATACAAGTTAAGCGTAGGGGATGCATCGAGTAACAAAGTTCTTACTTGGGATGGTGAGAAGCTAAATATAGAAGCAACTCAAGTAAGTTTCACGACAGGTGGTGCGCCTGATTATGACTCTAACTCACGATTCCCTACATCTTTAAGGAGTTCCATACACGAGCTAACGAGCAATACTGACTATGTGTTTTTTGATAACACTTATGATCAGAATCTGACTTTGTATGCTTCATTTTATGCAGGGCCATTAACGTCTGGAACTATTTCAGGATTGACCAATGCTCAAAATGCGGTCATGGCTAGTCTTTCTTTGCAAATTCAATATGCTGCTAATGTTGGCGGAAGTCCGGGGACATGGACAAACTTTGGAAGTGCAGCATTATCTAGTGCGAAATTTACCTCTACACAATTAAATAGCAATTTTTATATCAAGACTACAGATCTTGGTGGTGGGAATTATCGGGCAGATCTAGCGACTGCTTCAGAGGCAGCTTCTGATTTTACAGGAATAGGATATTCAGAATTCGCTTACGGAATAACTGATGAAGATTACTACATGACCGAGCAGGTTACGGTCTATGGCTTCCCTAAAGGAGAGTATTTCTTCAGAGTCGTTGCTACGGTAACGGATGGCAGTTATACACCATATCCTGCAACTGGATCACCTAGCATTACTAACTCAAGAAGATTGTCTATAGGGAATGCCGTTACCTATGAGGATTCAGATCATGGTACATCATCAGTAGCCAAAGGGAGCCCGAGATCATATTTCACGGATACCCATACGAATACAATCATCGATGGCGGTGATTTAATTGTCAGCGTTCATGAAGACAACGATACTAGCAATCGATACCCAGGAATTTTCATTCTTGGACGTGGAGAAAGCACCGATCCTAGTTCGATCCAACCATTAGGTGGTATTTGGTTTTATAACTCTATTGATGATTTTGGATCAGGCGCTGGAGATTTAGGTAACCCAGATCATTCCATTACGATTCCGAAAACTGGAACCAGCTTAGACATTGAAGCATCTGGCGATGGTATAAATATTAACGGTGGCTATGGTAGTAATGGCGTAACCATAGACACCAATGGAAATTATACGGCTGATGGAAATATAACAATTGATGGAACATTAAGCCAAGGATCAGATGCGCGCATCAAGACAGACATCAATACCTTAGATGGAACAAAAGTTTTTGATATGCGTGGCGTTAGTTTCGTTAAGGCGTCGAAGAAAGGTGCTGGGGTCATAGCACAAGAATTAAGGTCTATCGCACCAGAGTTGGTGCATGAAAATGATTCTGGCTTGCTTTCTGTCGCTTATACAGATTTGGTGGGTTATCTCATCGAGGCTATCAAACATCAGCAGAAACAGATACAAGCCTTGCATGATAAAATTGATGCTAAATAAGGGTTTATAAAATAAAATAACCTTAGAGGTGAATTATGGCTAAGATTTCAGAACTTTCAGATGGTGGATCATTACTACCGACTGACTTCCTTATTGCTGTCCGTTCTGGCGGCAATGTCAAGGTTCAGGCTGATACGATTAACGTTGATCAGATCGATCTTGGTGATAACGAGAAGATTCGTCTGGGGAATAGCCAAGACCTTGAAATCTTTCATGATGCTACCGACTCAATCATCAATGACAACGGTACTGGTTCCTTAAAACTGCAACAAGGTGGCAGCACGAAACTGGAAGTCACTACTACAGGCATCGACGTAACCGGGACGGTGACTACTGACAATCTTACTATTGATGGTGGAGCTTCCGCTTTTGGTGCAACCGCTTCAGATGCCTATATTATGCGGGCTGACGGAACAGGAACAGCGCCTTTTGATTTAGCTGGGTCTTTAGTTTATCAGCCTCGTTCAACAGACAGCAACGGATACGGCGATCATTTATTTTATACTGGAAGTACCCAAAAGTTACGTCAGAAAATCGCAGCGGACGG